ATAAGCAGACGAGGGTAAAAAATCTAAACTTGGATCTCGAGCTCGTGCCATCTGTACAATGTTTGAAATACTACTAGGAGTTACTGACCAATCTGGTCCTTCTTCTTCCGGTTCTTGATATGGACCATAGCCCATAGCTTTTTGAATGAAGGGAGCTGCAATTAATCCGGCTGCTCCTAATCCTGCTGCATGTTTCCACTTATTCTTTTCTCCAAAAGCACCTGACATGGGGTTTACAAATCTTCCTAAACCACTTTTGAAAAATTTACCTATGCCTCCGCCGCTAGGAGTTCCACCCATACCTCGAGTTAAATTAGCAGGCATCCCGGCTATTTTTCCTGCTCCCCATAAATTTTTAAGAAAACCTGCACCTTTTGCCTGCCCCCACATTCCACCTGAAGCCCATGGACCTGCTCCCATACCCCACATACCTAAGCCACCTAATAAAGCAGCTTTACCTAGTGGGCTTTTAAATACTTTCTTGACCCCTCGGAAAGCTTTCTTAACTAACTTACCTAGACCGTAAGGTTGTCTAAGACTTCCTATACCTTGTAATTGTTGCGGGTTTTGCATTCTAGATATTGTCATAATTTTGCCTTAAATCCTATACTTACTTGGTTTTACTAAACAAATCAAGAGGTGGCATGATTACACGGACATCTCTTCTGATGTCTTTTTCATCAATTCCTTTAGCTTTCCACTCTTCCTCTGTCTTATATATCTCTTTTGTTTGAAGATTGGATATGGTTGTTATTACTTTAGTTGGTTTTAGTTCTAGCATTAGTCTGTCGTCTCCTTGTTAATGTTTAAATAGCTGATTGTTATGTCTACCCCATCCGTTACAGTTCCTGCTGTTGTATAAGAAAGAACCGTGTTGCCTTCCACGACCATAGGATTACTTAAAATTTCTACACTGGTAGCCGCGGTTAAAGTTTGGGTATTAATAACCTGAAAACCATTGTTCGTTATGGTAATGGTCGGGGTATTAGATCCAGATTTATTAGTTACATGTAAGGATTTAATAATATAGGTCTGATTAATTAAAGGGTTTTGAGTAGCTACTCCAGTTACTGGTGGAACCAGAGTCGTACCGAAGAACTTAATAGGTCCTTCTGCGCTGGTACTTGTTACTCCATACATTTTGTATTGGTTTACTACAGCCATTATTCTAAAAAGAAACTCTTCGCTTCTATCTCCTGTTTAACTTCATCTTGAAATGAAGTATTTAATTTTGTTATGACACCGTCCAGATCCCGAACGAGTGATTGAAAAGTTGCTTCTTCATACTCTGGAGAAGCTCTTGTTAATGATTGTACAATCTTTGCCATTATAATATCGTTGCAAGTCCTCCGTAGAAGAAGGGTACTCTTCCACCAAGGGCTTTTTGTGTAGCCCCTTCTGTTAACGCTGATAATTGGTTTAATTTTAATTCATAATCAGCTTGTTGATCTTCATCTAAATCCCCCATCAGCATTAAAGCCTCATAACTTTTAATAGCATCTTGCAGTTGTCCTATTGATCCTTGATTTAGTAAAGAATTTTGAGTTCCAAATACAGTAGGATTTGTTTCACTTTCAGATCCTATTTTACTTTTAAGCCACTCTAAAATTCCGCCTTCATCGTCTCCTTGATATCCACCAGGATTAACGACTCTTCCTCTGTTATAACCAATTCTTCCACCTTGAGCATAATGTTTTCCACCATGCATTCCAGATCCTCCAGTATCAATTCCTTCTGCTTTTTCACTCCGAAACGATTTCGCTTGATGATCATCTCTATTGATACTTACATCTCGATGATGTTGTGGAGTCGTTGTGGTTGTAGTACCTTCGTCCTTATGCACACCAATAGGCTCATATTCGTCACTCAAAGGATTAAATTTAGCCGGACCTTCTCTTATACTCTTAGCGGCTTGCCAGTTTTTTACGTAATTATTAAAGTCCATTTGTTTTTGTATATCCTCTTGTTCTTTTTCTTTTTCTAAATAATATTGATCTATCTTTCTGGGTACGTAGGTGGAGTCATCTTTATATTTTTCTGCAAACTCTCTAGCTATATCAGCTCTTTCCTTAACTTTATTAGCATAGTTACCAAACATACTTACTTTATTAAAACCATATCTATCTTGGTTAGCTAGATTACCGCCATGCACAGACTGTTCTTGATTAGCTAATTGCATATCAATAAAAGCATTGTCTGTTGCATTTAATCTCTCTTCTCTTGAAGGTGCCATACCCATTAAAAAATTTGCACCAGGAATTGCCATACCTATTCCACTTTTAATTATACTACCTATCTTCTGCCTGTAAGTTTCTTCAGGTTCTGTTCCAGTAAGATAACCAGTGTTTCCTAAATTTGTTCTATTGGTTACATAACCTGTCTGTGCTGTGTAAGGATCCAAAGGACCTCCACCTCCGCCACCTCCGCCACCTCCGCCACCTCCGCCACCTCCAGCGTTGGTAAATGCATTAGTGTAAGGTATTCCCGAACCTGTAGCAGTTTGGTCTTCTTCTGTGCGTGTGTCATAAGGTAATGAATATTTTGTTTGTGGAAGATAGTACTTTCCTTGTTCCCAGTTTATTTTATCTTGTCCTTCGTATGCCATTATCCGCGTCTCCCGTCGGGTTGTATATCTAATCTAAAAGTTCCTAGTTTCCAATTCTCTGCAGATGAAGTGTTCTCTATTTGAAGCGCGATTGATCTGGCTCTGACGCGAGTGTCAACCTTATCACTAGCCGATGTTATTGTAAAGCTTGTTGTCACAGCACTATCATTTGGAAAATTTCTAGTGATTAGGCTTACCTGTGTATCACCGGTTTGAGTAATAAAATCAGGTACAAATCTTCTTATCTTCATGATGTATTCACCGTCTCCCCTAAGGTCCGGCATGCCGATTACTTGTCCTTGCGAACTTCTTCTTTGAGTAATATCAAAATCACCGGACGTAATGCTTCCAAGTATAGCTGTTATGACTCCGCCCGTATCTACTTGATCGGTCCCTGTTTCCTGTTCATAGTATATAGTTGTCCCATCCGTATTGCCGGTAACATCAAACGATGCATTATCAGTAGCGGCATAGTTACATGCATGAGGCTTATCAAAGACTGCTGAGTCCGCCCAAGAAGTTCTGTCTAAGGTACCGGTCGTCCAGATAGGTCGTTTATGCATTTTTGATTCTACGTAGCTATAGGTCACGACCCTGTCCACTACATCGGATCCTGTACTACAGTAGAACCATTGAATTTCTCCGAACAAATTATTCAATCCACAGTTAATTAAGTCTTTAGGAGTTGAATTGAGCCCATCATAAACAAAGTCTTCTACCAAACAAGGCATAGATCTTAATTGACCATCGTACATAAAGAAACCATTCTCCGACATCCAGTAAGATGTGCCATCAACTTCTACGCATGCATTCTTTCCTATAAGACCACAGTTGGTTCCTGCTTGCTCAAAGGAGAAAGTAAACGGTTGGCCTACGAATCTCATTAAAAATAAAGACGTATCGGTCCATACATAAATGGCATCCCGACCTCTCTTGGCTCCCATAATTACTGAACCGGCTGCAAGTCTTTGTGTACCTGCGGTATTAGTTGCTGTGACGGTATAAGACTCACTCTGATTAATGTCTTCTTGGTTAGACCAGCGAATAAACATGTCGTCTTGTGTACCGCCAGATCCAACAGTTGTTTCGGTTCCAAAAAATACTAAGTGTCTATCGGGTGTTGAAACCAATACGTGGCGCGAAGCTGTTGGCGCATTTGCTATAACAGTTGCTCTGGTAGAAGTAGACCCAGCCGCATCCCATTCAAAACATTTACCATTATATATAAGAGCAATTAATTTTGTTCCATAGTTATCCAGAACCCATAGTCCAGGATCAATTGTATAGTCTGCAGAAGAAGCTTCTCCCCATGCAACGTAGTCGGTAATATCAGTGACAGTATCCCCGGAACTATGGGTAGATGGTGAGGTAGTAGCGGATTGTGCTGTAGTTCCGTTTACGCCTCTAGCCCCTCCACTTAAAATTCCTGTGCCGGTATCGTTAGCGGTAAAAGAAATATCCTCTGTCCCTACTCTAATTTCTCCTGAAGTGGGAAAAGCTGCTGAACTGGTTAAGG